ATGCTAGCGTCATCTACACGCGATACCAGCAATCTTGGTATATGATGATGTGCTATTTTATAGCTCATTTTTGTACTCTCTATATGAGGTCAGAAAGCGGTAGTCCTAATATAACGGCATCACAAGTAGCTGCTTCTGGGCTCACAAAAGGAATTATAGTTCAGCGCTCCGCGGGAGATGTAAGCGCTGGCTCTAAAATAGTAGAGGGTTATGAGCAGTGGGGGGCATGGGGAGAAACTCAATACGGGGAACTCTTTATGACTACTGCTAGAGCTACAAATGCAGGTCCTATCTGGGTAGGATAATGCCACGATTAAAATTTAACGAAGAGCCTGAGATCTCTTGGGACAGTAAAAGCGTTCTTCATTGGCTTAGAAAGAATAGAGAAGAATATGGACAACCCAGTAAAAGTGACGAAGACAATACTCTCAAACGAGTTTCTGAAGAAAGTAACAACAGTACAAAGTAGCACAGTACTTGTTGGTATACCTTCAGACTCGGTGGCAAATCGAGTATCTGCTATAAACGCTAGAGCCAAAAAATTTACCAGCACTAGAAAATCTAGTGCTAAGAAAAAAACCGCACTAGAAAAGGCTCTAGCAAGCACTACTTTAAGTAATGCTCAGATTTTGAGAATTTTTTCGAGAGGATCTTCCCTTAATAAACAGCCGGCTAGACCTGTTATAGAGCCTGCAATTAAAGCGTCAGGCAATAAAGAAAAGATAGTAGGTTTCATTGCGCAGGCCGCTAAAGAAAAGTTAGCTGGGAGAAACTATCTATCTACTCTTGCTCTTAGGAAAGCAGGAGAAGCGGCAAGAAATGCCTGCAAGGCATGGTTTACTGATTCTCGTAATAACTGGGCAGAAAATACTCCTGAGACTATTAGACGAAAAGGAAGTAGCGTCCCAGGTATAAATACCTCGGCAATGAAGAATGCTATAACCTACGTAGAAAGGGAAAATTCTTGAGCGAACTAGATGATCTAAGTTTCGTAATAGATGACGGGGTTCTCTCAGAATCCTATAACATCATTCGCTCTATAGGCCAATTTGCTATAGGTGGGTGGACCACAAGTAATAACACTGTTCCTGGTTATGGTGTAGTATCAGTAGCTACTCCAGAAGACCTCGAAATGATCGAAGAAGGTGACCGTGTTACAGGAGCAATGGTCTTTCACTCACAGCAGCGCATATACGAGACTCAACTCGATGGCGAGGGCGGAGGACCTGAGGTATTGGGCGGCGGCACACAACGCGTATCTGACATCATGTTCTGGAACTATCAGAGGTGGAGAGTTCTACACGTTTATCCTTACCCTAATAGGAATTACTGGAAAGCGATTGCAGTAAGAATGCAGGGTAACTAATGAATAGCACTGTTACTTATCCAGATGGATCTAGCATATCGTCTAATGCTATGACACCTAATGAGTGTGCCACGGTAATTCAGATAGCTACTGCTCGAATGGTAGGACTAGTAATTGAGCCTTTACCGTTTAACATAACTACATTGGAAGGATCCACGTCGGCATCTGTCGATAGCGCTGTACTGCTATATTCAAGACAAGTATTGACCTCTGCCTCAGTCCCGTCAGGAACTACTATAGTTTCAGTAGATTTTGCTAATAAGGCCATCGTATTAAGTCAATCAGCTATCTTGACAGAAACAACTGAATGCACTGCAATTGATCCTTTAGCTCCCGCGGTAGTCAGAATTGATTGGCAGCAGCAAGGACAGCCTGGCCCAAGTATAGACTATGACACTATAGAAATTGCCTGTACTCCTGTAGATACTGAATTTTCTCGTATGAGAGATTCTCATATTGTAGGGGCTACTGCAGGACAAGCCAACTATCTTAATGTCTATACTAGGACATGGAAAATGAGATGGACTCTTTACGGCCCTGATTCCCTCGACAAAGCTAGGATGATTAAAACAGGGTTGCTAGAAGTACCTTATATCGATTCTGTTTTAGCCGCTAGCAATCTTTATGTAAATCCCGATATTGAAGAGGCCAAGAGAGAACCCGATCTATTTCAGGGTCAATGGTGGGAAAGAGTTTATCTTAGTGCTGATTTTAATGAACAAATAACTGAAACCTTTACCGTCGGTCTTGTTGAGTCTATAGAGGTAAAAGTTTTTACTAAAGATGGTCAAGTATTAGATTTTACAGTAGCATAGTAAGGAGCCTTTATGAGTGCTAACCCTCTTCCGTTGAGTATTATTGCTGACGTTACTGTTATTACGTCATCTCCTCAGGTATCATCACCACAGTTCAATACTCCTCTTGTCATAGGATCTACTGCTGCTATTCCAAGTTATGGAGTAAATCCAAGAGTTAGGATCTATCTTAAAGCTACCTATAGTACTCAGATGATTACAGACGGGTTTTCTCTATCTAGCCCAGAATACATCTGTGCTCAAATTATATTTAGTCAGAGTCCATCGCCATCGCAAATTGCCGTAGGCCGTCAAGACCTCACTGCTATAGGTACCGCAGTCCAAACAACTGGTAATGCTGGTATAAACTATAAAGTAGGGGATATTATCACTGTCACACAGTCCGGCGCAAGTAATGGACAACTTCGGGTCACATCAATTGGAACAGGAGGAGTAGTAACAGGACTTGCTATTATTGTAGGAGCTCAGGGTACTTCTTATACTCCTGCAAATGGACTATCCACAACGGGTGGAAGTGGAACAGGCCTTGAAGTAAATGTCCTTACCTCAGGAGAAACCGCAGTAGAAGCCGCGGCGGCATGTAGAGCAGCTAACTCTATATGGTATCCATTCATGCTAACTACAGCGCAGCCTGCAGATCATGTAGCTCTTGCCGCCTGGGCTCAAGGCCAGATTGGGACGGTCTACTTCGGTACTGATAATGAGTCAAATGCTGTAAATGGAATTTCTCCGAATACATTTTCGACTATTTATGGGGCTACCAGTTCCCGCACTTGGATGCAGTATGCTACTACTCAGGGCGGACTATATCCAAACCAGGTCTACTTTGTAGCTGCGGTTATGGGCCAAGCTATGGCCTCTAATACCCAATTGGCTAACTCAAACTTTACTGAGAAATTTAGCGGTGGGGTTCCTCTAGTAGGCGTTTACACTGAACCTCTTTCTACCACTCAGATTGCTAATATCGAATCTTTTGGTGGTAACCTTTTCTTAAACTACGGTAATGCTTTCAATATCCTAGAGCAGGGATCCATGATGGCTCCTGGGGTATTCTTCGATAGCATTCTAGGGTTAGATGTGCTGGGCTCTAATATTCAGTATAATATCCTAAATCTATTGACTACTAGCAATGTTCCACAAACTGATGCGGGTCAGCAATTGCTCGTACAGGCAGTAGAAAAAGCCTGCGCTCAATCAGCACTTACTGGATTTATCGCCCCAGGAGTATGGCGTGGAAATCCAATCAACATCGGAGCAGGACTAGTAAATGGTCAGTCCCTTCCTAATGGATATATTGTGCTGACTCAAAAATACGCAGATATTCCGCTATCACAGATAGCCGCAAGAATTGCGCCAGCAATTTATGTTGGTATTATCGAAGGTGGGAATGTCCATTTCGTAACAATTGCTGTCATCGCTCAGGTTTAAGGAAGGAATAAACTATGTCATCTTATGCTTATAAAAGTATTGTAGGGGCTTTTACCGATCCTGATGCTGGGACATTTCCATTTCAGGGCCAGGAAGGGGTCAAGCACATAACTATAGTTAATGCCACAGACCGTACAGTTCATGATACTGCCGCAGATGGCACAATTATGGTTAGCTATGTGTCTGGTGCTTCAGGCTCTTGCGATATCGAAACACAGCAAAATAGCTCACTTCATGAATTTCTAGTTATGTGGGCTAACATTAAGTTTACTCAAAGTGAAAATGGTGGAGGGGCTAGCTTTGCTTCTGCTGCCATTCGAGTTCAGGATTTGATTAATGGAGCTGTCCATACCTTAACTGGAGTATCGCCACTTAAGATTCCTGATAAGAACTACGCAGCAGCTGGCGGCTTTGTGACTTGGAAATTAATGGCAGCTAACGTGGTAACTCAGTAAAGGAGATTAGTGTGGATCAGCGTCAGATTGAAACTACAGTTACAGTCAATGACAAAGAGTATAAAATTACAAAGACTGATGCAAGAACGGCTTGCTGGCTATTTTCATTTCTATCAGCAAAATCTGTCAATGGTCAGATTTTAAAGGCTTTAGGTCTATGCTCTTTAGAAGAGTTTATAAATCTGCAGAATATAGTCCTAAAGCAAACTTATTCTCTAGAATCTAAGGATGGAAATATCTTCCCTACGGCAGTGCTAGACCCAAGAAATGGTTCTCTGGTAGATCCAGATTTAAGAAGCGACTCTGCCTCTGTAATGAGACTTACATCTGAAGCTATTTTCTTTAATCTTAAACCTTTTTTAGTAGAAAACGAGTAGAGTTCTCAGAATCTTTTAATCTGAGTTGGGAGCCGTGTAACTACCCGAATCTAGACTCGTTTCTAATACGGCCGGTAGAGGCAGGTCTATGGCAGTTACATCAAACATTTGATGGGACCTACACCATAGACGACCTTTTCGACATTCACGAAATGCTAGATGTACAGCTAGAAAATAATATTAGAGCGGAAGCCGCAAGGGAGCAGAAATAGTGTCAGATAATCTACTCGACAGTTACTTCGTAGAATTAAAAGCTATTCCTGATTCTCAGTCATGGCTTAAATTTGCAGTCGTATTAAAAGAGGCCACTCATGCTATAGATGGCTTTTCTCTTAACACTCTTAAAAATGTTGTGGGGATAGAAGTTGCCGCAGTTGGCGCTTTTGCCGCAATGGGAGTAAGCATGATTGGATTGGCCGATAAAGCGGCCATGACTGATCAATCTTATCGCCTTATGGGCATGAGAATGCTCATGACCAAAGAGTCTTCCCGGGCTATGCAAATAGCTTTAGATGAACTTGGAGCTACTATAGATGAGGTCGCGTATGACCCTGAACTTAATAAAAGATTTCAGTTTCTTTATGAGCAGAATATCAAACTTGGAAGAGCTATGGGGGCAAACTACGATGACAACATGAGAAGTATTCGTGATCTTCGCGTAGAATATTCTAGGTTCTCTGCCGAATTTGAATTCCTTATTGGAGGAGTAGTAAGTTCTCTTTTCGATAAATTAGGTATTAAACAGTCTGACGTACTATCTAAACTCGATAATCTAAATCAGTGGTTTAGTGCTAATCTATCAGATATATCTGGTGATATATCTGACTATTTAATTGAGCCATGGAATCTTTTTAAGGCCATAGTAACTGACGCAGGACAAGATCTAAAGCTTTTTGCGGGAGATTTTACTTTTCTTAGCGGGCTACTCCTAAATGATAGCTCTCTTCAAACTACTGAGTTTAGCATTAAGAATATAGTAAAATCCTTCGAAGAATGGATAGAGAGAATAGCTACCGCTGTTGAAGAAATATCACTACTTGGAAAAGTAACATCTCATGTAGCCGTTGGACTTGGGGCTGAAGTAGGAAGTGTCTATCAGGGATTAAAGGGAAATCTTAAAGAGTCTTATAGACTCGATATGTTATCCCATAGTGAAATGGGCGCGGCCGGCAAAGACGTGTACGATTTTGGAAATGCCTTACTAGGCGCTCCACAGGGCATGAATTCTAATCCAGATATGGCAGGATTTAAAGGAATCACGGGGGCCATGTCTGAAGGAATAGAATCTAATTACGGACCTGGTATGACAGGTAAAGCTGAGACTTCTGCTATAATCGAAAAAATGGCAAAGAAGTACAATGTAAATGCTGATCTTATTTCAGCCTTGATTAATCAAGAAAGTGGAGGACACCCGGGGGTTATTAGCTCTAAAAACGCCAAAGGCATGATGCAGTTAATGGACTCTACTGCTTCGCAGTATGGCGTTAAAGATTCTTTTAATGTCTCTCAGAACATTGAAGGCGGCACACATTATTTATCAGACCTTCTTAAGAGATATCATTACGATGTCCCTAGAGCTCTTGCGGCTTACAATGCAGGACCCGGCAATGTCGATAAATATGGCGGTGTACCCCCATTTGCAGAAACTCAGCGATATGTCGAAAGAATTATCGGAGATTTCTCTAAAAGAGCAGCTACTCACTCTTCCTCTGTTTCTATAGGCCAAGTGATAGTAAACGTTCCACATAATATCCCAAGTGATCAAATGCATGAGTTCATCAACAGATCCATGAAAGATATAACCACTAAAGCCATAAGAAATACTACGGCACAAACAGCAGGAGGAGCATACTTCTAATGGGATCTGGAATAATTTTACCCACATTAGGAACTCTTGCCGCGTCTGCTTCTACCACACTTATTTTCTCCACTAATGCGAATCTCGAAGCTCAAGATTCTCTGTTGGATGGATTGAGTAGCGGTGATTCATGGACACCTCCACAATTCAGTGAACCTGCGCTAACTATACTCACTGTCCCTGCTTCTACGTCAAATACAAGTGGTCAGCCTCTCTTAAACGCTACGGACTATGTATTTGATGCTGTTTTTAAAGTTAGTCATAGAAGATCAGGAGTTAAGACTTCGCATCCTGTTCTTACTGGGGCAAATATATCAGATCACTTCTACATGAAACCTGCCTCTATTGTTTTAGAAATCGGCATGTCTGATGTAATGTCTGCCTATAAAGACGGGATATGGGTAGGGTCTTCAACTAAAAGTATATCTGCCTGGCAAACTCTTAAGTCTCTTCAGTCTTCCAAGACTCTGTTTACTGTCACTACTCGTCTAGACATATATTCCAATATGATGATTATGGATATGTCTGCGCCAGATGATAATAGAACAAAGCATGGGTTAAAAGCCACTATAACAATGGAAGAGCTTCTTGCTGCTTCAGTGCAGTCATCATCTGGTAGCAGCACTAGACCGCAAACTACAGATTCTACTGCTGGAGGAGTTATTCAATCAAACTCTCCTAATCTAGGTCAAATTCAGCAGTTTCAAATTCCTTCGCCTCTATACAATGGTGTTTCTCTGGATCCTAATATCCCTGGGGCAGGGGATGTGAGCAGTAACAGCGTAAGCTCTTTGACCCCATAAGGAGATGTATGAGTCTTCAGGTAATTCCACTAACTACATCTCCTAATCAAAGTTATACTATTCAGATCTATGTTGATGGCCAGACTCTAACCCTCAATATAGATGTAAGGTATAATGAAATGGCAGGATACTGGATTCTGACTATAAAAGATGCTAGTAATAATCTTATTCTAGACTCAATCCCTATGGTCACTGGCTCTTATCCTGCCGCTAACATACTCAAGCAATATGCTTATCTTAAAATAGGAGCATGGTACATTGTTAACGTCTCTAACATTCAAACTGTTGCTCAAACCAATGAAGGATACGGCCAGGGGCAATTCGGCGCCGGCGGTTATGGCGGCTCCTCAGGCCAAGGTGGAACGGATTATCCAGATAACACAAATCTCGGAACAGACTTTGAATTGTGGATAGATGATACTCCCAGTTAATTATGTGCATTCAATGATCAATAGATTAATCATCCAGGTATTGCATATTTAACCCTAGATATCCCCAGGGTTAACCAGAGATATCTCCAGGTACAATAAATATGCCAAATTATACACAATCAAAAACACCTTTTTTCGGTAGAGCCTGGTCTCTTACGATTACTCCTAGTCAAGGCCCTAGCGCCAATACCCCTATAGTTGTTACCTCTGACTCATTTGAGCCTGAAGCCTTAAGAATGACTTTTGACATTACACAAGTGGCATTTTCTGCTTTTTGGCACGCAGAGATAACTATATGGAATGCTAATGGCCCTATTACTTCTGGGCCATCTGCTGGCATTAATGTCTATCAAGCTATTATCCAAGAAGGAGATATCATTACTGTGTCAGCTGGATACCAGGCTGATTATCCTTATCCTTCTATTCCTCCTGCTATATGGACAGGGCCAGTATTTTACACTATTCAAGATAGAGTAGACGTTGTGGATGAAAGACTTACAATTCACTGCCTACTTAATAGAGCACTTACAACTCAGAATTTTATCAGCGCTACGCTACCTGCTCTTGCGAGTCAGTTTACTCAGGCACAGTTTATTGCGTCTCAGTCGCGCAATAAAATCACTTTAGGGCCAAATGTCCAACAGATGCTTAGTCTTGCTTCTCCGCAGCGTGGAGCGGCTAGCCTTCCGAGGGCAAAGACTTTCTTCGGTAATCCAAGTCAATATCTTACTGCCTTAGCTGACCAAAACAGTCTTCTTTCTTGGTTCGATAATAAAGGTTGGCATGTTGATTCTTTACAATTTCCGACGGGAGCTTTAAAAGCAACATATGCCCCAGTAGGAGTGGGATCTGGGCCACCACAAAGAATTGGCGATACTACACTAAGTCTAATAGGTCAACCACAACAAACACAGCTTGGAGTAAACTTTAGAGTTCTTTTAGACCCTACTATTCAAGTAGAGGCTCCTTTACCCCAGGTAGCGGTGGCTCTTAAGTACGTAAGACAAGCTCCCATACCTTATCCTTTGCCTAAAGGATCCATTCCTGTGCGCCCACTTCAAAATCAATACGTAGTTATCGGCGCTAGATTTGTAGGTGATACTAGAGGAAATGCTTGGTATTCAGAAATAACTGGAGCAGCTGCTATCCAGTCAGCAATTCAACTTCTTGGCCAAAGCGGACAAGCGGACGCGACGAGTAATTAAGATGCTATCAATTCAAGAAAGACTCGCTCTACATACAGAGCCTATAGACGGAGCTCTTTGGCAATGGCTGTGTATACTAAGAGTAGCTACAGTAGCCATAGTTGAATCCTTTGATCCCGATAGACAGACATGTGTTCTTCAACCCACTCTACAAGAGTGGATATTGGCCCCTCCCCCAGCTACATCACAGACTCCAAATCCAGGTTCTAGTCAGAATATTCCGACATCTTATTCTCTCCCAAAGTTATACGATGTTCCTATTATAATGATGAGAGTAACTGGATATTCTATAACTTTTCCTATAGTTTCTGGGACTGAGTGTCTCGTGATACATGCTGATTCATGCATAGATAGTTGGTTTCAAAATGGTGGAGTTTGCTCTAGTATTGATCGCAGGCGCCATTCTATTTCTGATGGTTTCGCTATATTCGGCCCTTGGTCACAGAAAAGAAATTTGCAAAATTATTCTACAGATTCCATGCAAATTCGTTCTGATGATCTTACGCAAGCCATAACTATAGGAGATAGTTCGAT